TGGTAATGTATCTGTAAAAAATGCAGGTGAGGCAGTAGAGGGTATAGACCCTGAAGCAAAAATAGAAACTAAAAAAGAAGGTGAAGAGGCTTTAGATAATGTTCAAGGCGGATCAGATACAACTGGATTCATCTTTGAATCAAATTCAAGAAACCTTTTTCAGGATCTCAAAACTGCATTAGAATCAAAAGGTCAAATTCCTGCATCAGAAGTAGCAGAACAACTACTTAGTAGAATAGATACAACAAGTATGTTTGGATCTGATGAAGATTTGAATATGGCAAACTTAGGCGTTGATGTTGCGGCGGCTTTGAATGAAATTAAAAATATGGATATTGCACAAGGCGAAAATACAGCCGGAACAATAGAAATGTTACAGAAAATACTAGAGGCAACACAAAATCAGAAACTACCTGAATATTACAATTTACCAGGTCGTGATGAAGATGCAATGAGAGAAAGGGACGCAGAAGCCCAAAATATATTAGTTAATAGAATCAATGCACTAATTAATGAACTACAAAACAATTAAGGCTATTGACAATGGAACAAAAATATGTTAGATTTAACGTTAAGGAATAAAAAATGAGTTGGAAAAAGTACTTTAAAACATACGACGGAATGCCTGAAAGAATGCCTACGTCAACTGGCAGTACTATATCAGATGCAGATACAAAGAGATATAGTAGTTGGTTACCAGAGGTATATCAAGGGCAACCGAATCGTGTACAAAGATATGGTCAATATGACCAAATGGATTTAGATAGTGAAGTGAATACTGCATTAGATACTATTGCAGAATTTTCTACACTAAAAAATCAATACACACAACTACCATTACAGGTAGAGTTTAATGAAGATCCTACAGATACAGAAAGTGATGTTATTCAAAGGTCACTAAGACAGTGGTGTAAAATGAATGACTTACACAAACGTATGTTTAGAATTTTCAGAAACGCAATCAAATACGGTGACCAAATTTTTGTACGTGATCCAGAAACATATAAAATGTTTTGGGTAGATCCATCAAAGATTGAAAAAGTTATTGTTAACGAAGGTAAAGGCAAAGAGATTGAAGCCTATTACATCAAGGATTTAGATATTAACCTACAAAGCCTTAACGTTACTGCCGATGCAAATAAATTAATGCATACGGGAGCAGGTTATCCTAACAATCCAAATGTTAACAACAACACTACACAAGGTTACACAGGTGGTGGTGCAGGTGGAACTAGATACGTTTCAGACCAAACATCAACTCCAGTAGATGCTGACCACGTTGTTCATATTTCATTAAGTGAAGGCATCGATGGCTTTTGGCCTTTTGGTAATTCAATTCTTGAACCAGTGTTCAAAGTTTACAAACAAAAAGAATTACTTGAAGATGCAATCTTAATTTATCGTGTACAAAGAGCACCTGAACGTAGAGTGTTCTATATTGATGTTGGTAATATGCCAACACACAAAGCACGTGCCCACTTAGAACGTATCAAAAACGAAATTCATCAAAGACGTATTCCTTCAAAAACAGGTGGTGGACAAAACATCACAGATAGTGCATATAATCCATTATCAATTATGGAAGATTACTTCTTTGCACAAACGGCTGAAGGTAGAGGATCAAAAGTTGAAACACTACCAGGCGGTGAAAACTTAGGTCAGATTGATGACTTGAAATATTTCAATGACAAGTTAATGCGTGGTCTTAGAGTACCGCCAAGTTATCTAGGTAGTTTAGATAGCGATGGTAACGGTTACAATGATGGTCGTGTAGGAACTGCATTTATTCAAGAGTTTAGATTTACTAAATTCTGTGAAAGATTACAAGCATTGGTATGTGAAGATTTAGATAGAGAATTTAAAATGTTCTTGAAACACAGAGGTGTTGTAATTGAAAGTTCTTTATTTGATTTGAAATTCAATACTCCACAAAACTTTGGTAAGTATCGTCAAGCAGAAGTTGACCAAGTTATGATGAACGTATTCACTGCAATCGAAGGTGCAGAATATATCAGTAAACGTTTTGCTCTAAAACGTTTCTTAGGATTGACAGATGAAGAAGTTCAAGAAAACGAAAAACTCTGGAATGAAGAAAAAGGTCAGGCTGATCCACAAGATTCTGATGGTCTCAAATCTGTAGGCGCATCAATACCGGGTGGTGATTTTGAAGGCGGCGCTGAACCTGAATTCGATGAAACTGATGCAGAAGCCGAAGGCGGAGATTCACCAATCTCAGGTGCTGAAGGTGATTTAGTAGCAGACGAAGACGAATAAGATAAATACTTTTACAGTAATCGGAGTTTTAAATGAGATATTCAGATATTAATGAAAACTATTCTCCTGATAGAGATAAACACAATAGTATTGAATTAGACGATACTAGAAAGAAACGTTTAACTCTTACGCATCTTAATGACTTAAGAAAAATCAGAGAATACAGAAAATATGAAAATTCTCAAGAATCTGCTAAGATTAAGCATCAATATGGTGGTTCTTCTAAAGCCGCAGAGCAACCTGAACTATAATTACTGTCAAATTATTGTGTAAAAACATCGTTAAATGCGTATTTTATATGTATGATGTAAAAGTTAAATAACTTATGCACAGAAACGGCTTAAAAATTAGCCGTTTTGCACTATTTCCATAATAAACCCCAAAAACCTCTATAAATACTCTTGAAACAATAGAAGTGTTTCTACAACCTTGCCACAGTTCTTACTTTTGTGGCTAATTAGATAAGGAGACATATTATGTCAGACACTAGAAGTACACTAGAACAAGTGTTAGAACTTCTTATCAATGAGGAACGTGAAGCCGCAGAATCAAAGTTACACGACTTTATAGTTGCGGAGGCTCGTAGAATCCACGAAGAACTTCTAAACGAAAGTGACGAAGTTGTAGAAGAAGACCTTGAGGATATTGACGAGACTACAGAGAACGACCCTGTTGAGGAAAGTTCAAACGAAGAAGCCGAAGAAGGTTCAGAAGAAATTGAATCAGACAAAGCAGAAATCGAAAACGAAGAATTCTATGATGAAGACGAAAAATCCGAAGACGAAGCAGTTGACGACCTAGAAATGGGCGACAACGACGGCGAGGAAAAAGAAGGCGACATCGAAGACCGTGTAGAAGATTTAGAATCAAACTTAGCGGATCTAGAGGCAGAATTCGAAAAAATTATGTCAGGTGAAAAAGATGATATGGAAGACGAAGGCGATGAAGCCGAGATGGAAATGGAATCAGAAGAACCTGCTATAGAAGAAAAATCAGAAGTAGAAGAAGCATCAGAAGAATCAACAGAAGACAAAGTTGAGGAAAATGATGAGTTGGAACTTGATTTAGAAGAGTCAGAAGAAGACGAAACTAGCGAAAGCAAAGAAGAAAACTTAGAAGAATATGCGACACCAGCCAAAGCATCAGAAGGTGACAACGGCGACGGCGCGGCTTCTCCAGTTAATGCTAACGCAAAACGTCCAGGCGACGATTCAAACGCGGCACCAGTTGGTCAAAAAGATGGTAACACATCAGGCGGATCAGCAAGTGCAAAAGAAATGTCTACAAAAAATGTAAACGTTTCTGGAAACAGTAAAGCACCTGCAATGAAGGCTGAAAAGGCTTCTGAAGGTGATGATGGCGCTAACACTAAATCAGTTAGTTCCTAATTCTTTGGAGATAACCAATGACCGTTCTAATTGAAAGACTTTCACATAAACAAGCAGGTGTGAAATCACGTATACAAGAAGGTGAAAACGGCGAAAAAAATATGTTTATGGAAGGCATTTTCGTTCAAGGGAATGTTAAAAATGCTAACCAACGTGTTTATCCGGTCAAAGAGATTGCGAAAGCAGTTGAAACTGTACAAGAGAAAATCGACCAAGGTTTTCCTGTACTAGGTGAATGTGACCATCCGCCAGAACTAACCGTAAATGTAGACCGTGTATCACACATTATTGAAAATATGTGGATGGATGGACCGAATGGATATGGTAAACTCAAAATTGTTCCAACTCCAATGGGAAATATTATCAGAACATTAATCGAGTCAGGCGCAACTTTAGGCGTTTCATCTCGTGGTTCAGGAGAAGTAGGACCTGATGGAAATGTAAGCAATTTTGAAATTGTCACGGTAGACATCGTAGCACAGCCAAGTGCTCCTGAGGCCTACCCAAAAGCAATTTACGAAGGTTTAATGAATATGCGTGGCGGTTACCAAACTTGGGAACTGGCACAGAATATACAAAATGACAAGGTCGCCCAAAGGTACTTGTCAGAACAAATCGTTAAGTTCATTCGTGAACTTAAATTATAATAGGAGAAGTAACAATGGCAACAGAAATCCTTGCTAAACTTCTAGAGACTGGTGTTCTATCCGAAGAGGCTGGCGCACAAATTAAAGAGGCTCTAGATACTAAACTAGCAGAAGCAAGAGAGGAAATTACGGCCGAGTTGCGTGAGGAGTTCGCTCAGAAATTTGAACACGACAAATCACTTATCGTTGATGCTATGGATAATATGCTCAACAATGCTATTAAAAGTGAAATGGAAGAGTTTAAATCTGACCGAGAGTCTCTAATCGCAGAACGTGTTGCGTATAAGAAAGCAATTTCTGAACACGCAAAACTCCTCGAAAAATTCATTACTTCTCGTTTGGCGACCGAAGTTAAAGAACTTAGAGCAGACCGTGAAAAAGTTAACGAAAATCTTGAAAAAACTAAGAAGTTCGTTGTTAAACAACTTTCACGTGAACTGGCTGAGTTCCACAACGATAAACGTGAGTTAGTAGATACTAAAGTACGTTTAGTTGCAGAAGGTAAAAACATTCTCAACAAGACTAAAGAGAACTTTATTAAGAGATCCGCAGAACTTGTTGAAAATACAATCAAGAACTCTTTACGTTCAGAAATGAAAGCACTCAAAGAAGATATACAATCGGCTAAAGAAAACGAATTTGGTCGTAAAGTATTTGAGGCGTTTTCAGGCGAATTTATGGCTTCACATTTAAATGAAGGCACAGAAGTTGCTAAAGTGAACAAGAAACTTGAAGAATCTGCAACAAAAGTTGCTGAACTTGAAAAAGTGATTGCTGACAAAGATTCAAACATTGAAGATGCTCAAAAGGCTCAACGTATCCTAGAAGATAAGATTAACCGTAAAGAGGTTATGTCGGATCTACTAGCACCGTTAGGCAAAGAAAAGCGTCAGGTGATGAATGAATTACTAGAGTCAGTAAAGACTTCTAATCTAAAAACTGCTTTCAAGAAATATCTACCGGCAGTATTAGATGAAAAGAACGTTTCAACGAAAGAAGAAACAAAAACATTAACAGAAGGCAAAGTGACTGAACATACTGGTGACCGTGAGGTAGCAACGGAAGAATCACCGTCATCAGGAAGCGATGCCGAAATAATTCAGTTGAAAAAACTGGCTGGATTAAATTAACCAGGATAAATTATCAGGAGATAAAAAGATGGAAAATCTTTTCGAAGGAAAAAACTGGGATCAAACACGTGATGCTTTAATGGAAGGCCTAGATGGCACTAAAGCAGACGTAATGAAAACGGTTTTAGAAAACACTAAAGTAGCACTTAACGAAAGTGCAACTGCTGGTGCAACACAGGCTGGTAACATCGCAACTCTTAACAAGGTGATACTACCAGTTATCCGTCGTGTTATGCCGACAGTTATCGCTAACGAAATCATTGGTGTTCAACCAATGACTGGACCAGTAGGTCAAATTCACACATTACGTGTAAGATATGCTGAATCAAAAGCAGGCGTATCTGCAGGTGATGAAGCGTTATCACCATTTGAAATTGCAAACGCATATTCAGGTGATGCGGCAGGGGCTCCGGCTTCAACTGCATCTCTAGAAGGTGTTGCAGGTTCAAAAATGTCAATTCAAGTATTAAAACAAACAGTAGAGGCGAAAACTCGTAAACTATCTGCACGTTGGACATTTGAAGCGGCTCAAGACGCAAACGCAATGCACGGTCTAGATGTAGAGGCTGAGATTATGGCGGCTCTAGCAATGGAAATCACTGCTGAAATCGACCAAGAA